TATCATCTAAATATATTGATACTATTTTAAAAATTGATAAAACAATTGAAAAAATTAATTTAATACAAAAAATTAAAAAATTAATATCTTCAGAATAAAATATTATATAAATAATTATCTAATTTTACTTTATATGTCATACTACGAAAATAAGTATTTTGAACCAAATATGGAAAACTTTAAAACTGATAATGATGGTTATGATAATGAAGATAACTTTTATTATTTAACTGAAAATGAAGAAAGTAAAAAAAATAATTATGTTGACGAATTAGATCATCTTTATAAAGAAGATAATGTTTATCAAGAAGATAATATTTATCAACAAAATAATTCTATTGAACATATGAATGCAGTAGCTAATTCTGAATCTAATAAATCTGAAATGATTGTTAAAGACACAAAATCAAAATCAAAGAAAGCTAAAAAAGCTAAAGTATCTATTAATTGGGTATATACTTTTTTAGCTATTATTATCATTGCTCTTATTTTTTATTATTTAATTGATCAAAAAATTTTTAAATTACCTGAATTTAGTACATCAAGTCCATCTGCATCAGTATCAGTATCATCATCTAGTTTAGGTTCTACCTTCATGTCATTATATTAATAAAATTAAAAATATAAAAAATATATAATATATTTTTTATATAAGTATTTATTAAATGGAAAAAAACTTATTAGAATCAACACATAAATATAATTTTTTACATCATAAAAAACATCATCATATTAAAGCATCTAAATATATTAAACATAATAAAAGATATTTTAAATTAGATTATAATCAATTACTTCTTTTAGATTCACTTCTTGAAACTGGTGGTTATGAAAAAAAATATATTGATAAATTATCTAATCTTAGATTTTCTGAACATTTTGGTTTATTAGATTTTAATAAAACAAGACTTGAAAAAATTATTGTTTCTGCAAAAACAAATAGAGAAGATAAAGATGATTTAGATATTCTTTTACCAACTGATCTACCTGACATTAAAAATTATGAATATATGTTTCATACTCATCCACCAACACCTTTTCCTGGATCACGTGCAGTTGATGGTGTTCTGTATGAATTTCCATCAATATCTGATATATATCATTTTGCAGATCATTATAATAGTGGAGAAACACAAGGTTCATTAGTAATTGCACCAGAAGGTATATATATAATAAGAGCAATAGATGGTATTAAAAAAATAGATTATCCTAAATCTGAAAAAATATTTAAAAAATTATCATTAGAAGTGTATAATATTCAAAAATTAGCAATAGAAAAATATGGAATTTTATTTGACAATAATTTAAATGATACAAATAAACTTACATTTGATACAGAAACTTTTTATACTATAATTGCTTATGATAATCATTTCTTAAAGATGTTTAATAATTTATTAGAAAAATATTGGGGTAAACTAATTAAAATTTATTTAAAACCAAGATCAAAAAATGAAAAAACAGGTAGATGGATATTAAAAAGTCTATTATTACCTGTTATATCATATGAATTAAAATAAAAATATTTACATATATTATATTATGACAAAAATTAGTACAAATAATAATACTATGACCTGGTTTATGATTTTACTTTTAATTCTACTTATCTATTTAATAAACCACTTTAGCAAATTTACAGAAAAATTTAACCAAATTACTAATGCAACAATTACTGAAGCTGCCGGACAATCAACATTTTTATGTGCTAAATCATGCTGTTTTTCTGGTTGGCCATCAACCATTGATATTGATGAATCTAAATATGGTGTTGAATCTGGAGATATGGGTACAAAATTTAGAGCAACAAATTTAAGATGTAATAATGGTTTTACAACTGGGTGTGTTTGTGAAAAAATGTAAAAATTAATAAATATAATTTAGTTTATTTATTAATTTTTTTATCTATATATTTAATAATAGAATGAATTATTTAGTTGAGACTAAAGCAGAATATACTTCACAATTAATAAATATTATTTATCCATTTATTTATGATGGAATGCAATCATTATATGATGAAGCATTAAAAGTCTCTAAAGATAATGAAGAATTAAGAATTTTTCAAAGTTTTCTTAAAAAGATACCATCATGGAATCCACTAATTCTTGACTCTGAAACTAGTAGAATTTTAAAAGAATCTGATTGTTCTGATTTATTACCACAACTTTTAAATGCAGTTATTAAATCAAATATAATGGTTCTAACTAATACTCCACCTGAAAAAAAACATACTATTAAATTACCTAAAGATATTGATTTTAAAAAATTTATTCATCATGCATATATTGAAACTGCTAAGATGATTTATAATAATCCATATCTTTTTTACCATAAATACTCATTATATGATATAAAAAAAAATCAACGTGATGCACAAGAAAATATTAAAAATTCAATTAATGAAGCAATAAGAAAATTATTACCATTACAATATATTTTAAATGAATATTTAGGTGAAGAAACTCCTGCTATGATTAAAGAACAAGATTTTGATAAAGGTCTAAGTGACGCAAACAAAAATATTTTACAAAAAATGATTACTAAACAAGACCTTTCATTAGATAATACTAATAAACAAATTTTAGCACCACCTAGTTCAATTAATCAAGAAATTGATAAAATTAGAGAAATGCTTAAAAATGATCCATTAGACACTGCATTACTTTCAGAATCTGAAATATGTGATACTAATATAAATAATATTAAAGAATCAATCCATAAAAAAGATTCAATAACAAAAAAAGAATTATTTGAAGATACAAATAATAATATTCCAAATGATTCTGAAAGTGTTGCTTATTATAAAAATAATAACTCCAAAGTTATTGATTCATTTAGTAATAAATCAAATATTAGATCTTTATTTTATTCAAATGATCCAGATGGTAATAAAAATATAAATAATATAGAAAAAATTAATACATATAAAAATCAAAAATCAGTAAATACTATTGATGTTGAAAACTATCTAAAAGAACAAGGACAACCAAGTATTAAACTATCTGATGATCCAAATATAAATTCAATAAAAAATGTTAAAACTGATAAATTTAAAAATAAGTATTATCAAGTATAAAAGTAAAAAAAAAATATATATTCTATATTTAATATAAATGTTTTTTAATCCATATTTAATTTCTATTTTAGCCGGTATTTTAATATATATTATTATGATTTTAGATGCAAAGTATATCGAAAAAACTAAAGATAATAAACCTGTATCATTTAAAATTCCATTATTAGTAACTTTAATTGTTTGGTTAATTTGTACTTTCCAAGAAAATCAAGTAGTTAAACAGGTTCCAGTAATTAATGCTATAAATCAAGATATCCTTGTTGAACCATTTTAAATAATAAATTTAATTTTCAACCATTTTTTTTAAATAAGAATAATAATATATTATAAAGAATAATAATCTAATTAGTATATATATTATGAATTTTCAAAATGATTATAATATTGGAGGACAAACACTACAACTAGATCAATTTGACTTAAAAAAATTAGTTATAAATGATAAAGGTGAATATGTTAATCCAAGAATAGCAATGATTGCAAAATCAGGTTCTGGTAAATCATGGGTTATTAGAGAAATTTTATATTATTTGTCTAAAACACATATTCCATGCGGTAGTGTAATTGCACCAACTGATAAAATGACAAAATTTTTTGATGATATCGTTCCACCATCATTTATTCATCATGAATATAAAGAAGATATTATACCACGAATATTACATAGACAAAAATTAATTATCGATAAAAATGAACAAAGAAAAAAAAATGGAAAACTACCAGTTGATCCCCGAGCATTTTTAGTAATGGATGATTGTATGAGTTCTAAACATTTATGGTTAAAAGATCCAAATGTATTATCTATATTTAATGAAGGTAGACATTTTCAACTTACTTTTATATTAGCTATGCAATACTGTATTGGTATTCAACCTGAACTTAGAAATAACTTTGATTTTATCTTTCTTCTTGGCGAAGATACATATTCATCACGAAAGAAAATTTATGAACATTATGCAGGTATTTTCCCTAAATTTGATTTTTTTGATCAAGTATTCTCACAAGTAACTGATAATTATGGATGTATGGTTCTTGATAATCGCATTAGATCTGCTGATATACAAAAAAAAGTTTTTTGGTTTAAATCTAGAGAAACTCCTAATTTTAAAATTGGAATACCTCGTACAATTAAATTTCATAATACTAATTTTGATCCTGATCATGATAAAAAATCACCATTAGTTGACTTAAATACAATGTTGTCTTCAAAAAGACGTCAAGTTGTTCGAGTTAAAATGAATTAATCTACAAGCATTACTATTATCAAATTCATTGAAAACAATATATTTAATATTATATATCCCAATATCATTAATATACTAAATATAACATTTTATAAACTTCCTATTTTTTCATTTATCAATTTTCTAAATTTATTTGAATCTGCCCGAGATGAATAAATTCCTGTTTCAGAACCCTGAAACATTGATTTAAACATTTTATCTATATTGTTTGAATCTATAATATCCATATCCATTGTTCTTGGCATATATTTGTATTCTACTTCTTTTTTTGGACAGTCAAATGTCATTCTTGTCACTTCTTTTGTAATTATTATCACTCCAATTATAAATATTAATAATATAAGATTTTTAAATGTTAACATTTTATAATATCAATTATAATATTATAAAATAAAATTATTTAATTTTGACTTGCATTTTTTTCTAAATTATATTTTTTCATTAACTCTTCATATAATTTCTGAGCTTTCTCTAATTCACCATCTATTTTATTAATTGTATTTTCCTTATTTTGAATTATTTCTTTTTCATGCTCTAATTCATTTTTTTCTAATTTTACATTTTCATTTAATTTTTCTAATTTATCTTGATCTTCTATTAACTCTGATTGCACTAATTTTTCTCTATTATTTTCTTCCATACTAGATACTTCTTTAATTATATCATTCTTTAATTCATCTAAATTAGTAACTTGCTCTTTTTTATTTTTTTTTTGTTCTTCCTTCTTTTTCTTATTTGCATCAGAATGTGCCTTCATTTTTCTTTCTTCATTATATTCTGCTGCTTTTTGTTGTGACTCATTATATGATTTCATCATTTCATTTAATTTTGGTTCAGCATAAACAGCATCTTCTGCATTTGATGCATCATCATCCCATGGTAACCACTTTCCAACCTCTCCAATAAATACATGATGATATCTATCAAATTTTCTAATCTCTTCACATCTTTTTTCTGCTCTCTCTTTAGATGAATAAACACCTCTAATTTTAAAAGCTCTTACTTTGTGTTCTTGATCAATTACATCACCTTGTGGTGTTTTAATTGAATTTGGTGTAAAAATAGAAACACAAACAAATGTTTGATTAGAAATTACTGGATCTTCATCTAAATAATCTTCAACTGAGGTATTAATTCCTTTTGACATTCTAATATATTCATTAGTATTTTATTATATTTAAATAACTTTTAATAATTTTTAATACAATAAAATTGAAAAATTGACTTATTGTATTTAATAATATTAATAATGTATAACTAATGCCTGATTTTTTATTAGAAAAAAATTTAGATAAATTTAGTATAAAACCTTTTTTTTGGAATAATACTAAATTAATTTTAAATGTTGAAGAATCTAATATTATTAATTCTGGTAACGGTATTTTTACTTACCAAAATATTCCTAAAGAAACCTTAATCGGATATTATGAAGGACTTCTAAAAGAAGATGATGGATCTTGTGTAGGTGATTACTCATTTTCATTAAATAAAAAATGGTATATTGATGCTAGATCATATCCAAGATCATATATTGCAATGATTAATGATGCTCATGGAAGTAAATTTAAAAATAATTGTGAATTTAGAATAGAATTAGAAGATCCTATTACAGGAAAAAAAAGAAAACCTTATGAAAGAAAGATTACATTATGGTCAATCAAAAATATAAAAGCTGGACAAGAATTATATGCTGATTATGGTAAAGATTATTGGAAATGTGATAGAATATCTCAGTATTAAATATTTATTTTATTTATTATATAAATTAATACTATAAATTAAGACTATTTAAATTAATACCTGTAGAACCAAAACCATTTCTTCCTCTTATAGTATCTGTTAAAGTATCTGTTATACTAATATTTATTGGTTTTAAATCTGGTGCACATAATTGAAATAATTTATCACCTTTTTTAATAATATAAGAGTTTTGAGAACAATTTCTAACCATTGCACAAATTTCTCCTCTGTATCCAGCATCAATTATACCAACTGAATTTGCCATTATTAATGGCGTCTTATATATTGATGATCGAGGATATAAATAATAACCATGATAATTTGTATCATATGGAGCACATGCAACTCCTAATGGAATTTTCACTACTGCAAATGGTTCAACAATAAGCTCGCATACTGAAAATAAATCATATCCTGCATCTCCACGTTCTTCTCGAGAATCATTATCTTCTTGATAATTTTGTTTAGCAAAATCACAAAGAGGTTGTAAAAATAGTTTCATTTATAGATAAATAATAAATATTATTGAAAAACAATTATTAAAAATATCAATTTTTTTTATATATAGCTTATATATAGTATGAAAACTATATATAAACATTTATTAAATCCATTTAATGATACTGATAATATATTTAACAAAATAAATAAATTAAATTTAAATCAAAATATAACCCTTGATCATGCAATTAATGAATTACATAAAAAAGATATCAATATTAAAAATATTTCTTTGGGACTTTTAAGTAAAGCAACATTTACAGAACCATCATATTTTCAAAATATTACTTTTGATGATATATTTTTACTTTTAATATCTATTCTAACTTTTATGTTAGTTATATCAAAAAATTACAATATAATTGAAAATACTAACTTTAAATTTTCAAAAGAAATTAAACAAATAATTAGATTTATTAAAAAAATATTAAAATATTTATTAGGATTTATATACATTTTATATGGATTTTATATGATTAAATTAGTTTTAAGTAATAAAGAATTTATTTTAACATCTAGATATATCTATATTTACACCTATATAATTACTAGTTTAACATTATTAAAGTTGTATTTTTTCTAGTTCAACTAATTTTTCTAATAATAAATCAAATTTCTGTTTTGTTGTAAATTTCTTAGACTCTGTTGTTGCCCATGTTCTTTTATCAAGACCTGGATGTCTCTCTATTATAAATTTATCACCACGTACTTCTGATGAAGGTTTATAATAACAATATTTTGGAATCATATTAGGTGTTATTCCACATGTTTCTGGTAAAAAAGATTTCATTCCGCGAATTGTTTTTTCTTCAATATCTAGAGATAGTTGTTCTTGAATCTCTGTAATTGGTATAAGATTATGTACTATAAATAATTTTCCTTTATTTTTTTCAACAACTTCAATTGGATAAGTTGTTAAATCTAATATTTCATTAAATGATTGAATTAATTTATTTTTTTCATCAACATTATCAACAGTATATATAAGATCTGCAATTAAAGGATATTGTTTTCTTAATTCTTCTAATTTATTAATTGCATGTTGTAATTTAACACGCAAATCTAATGTTTTTGATTTAGTACCAAACCATCTAAATTTATTTCTATCTTCATCATCACTACATAAAATTGACACTATTTCTGGAGTTCTAATTTCAATATAAAATTGATCACCATGTGCACCAGAACTTTTTTTATAATAAATATTCTTTGGAATATCATTTGGATTAATACCACAATCATCTGGAAGAATCACTTCTCTTTCACGTTTTGATTGATTTATATTTTGATGTGATTGGGATATTTCTCTTAGATTAATTTTACGATTATCTCTACCAATTCTATTAATATGATCTATACTATGATGTTGTCCTTTACCATTAAATGTTAATTTCCCCATTGCATAATTATGAAGATATAATTGTTTTCTTTCTAAAAGGTCATCACAAGTAGAGTGTGATATATAACCACCATCTGACATATAATGCCATGCTTTATTAACTAATTCTTTATATTGTTTTTCAGATTCATAATCAACTACAAATAAAACATCATCATCTTTAAATGGACAATAACAAACAATAATTTTATTTCCATTATGTTCAACAATTTGATGATTAATTTCTTTTAGAGTCGATGCAGGTACTATTGTTTTGAATTTACCAGGAATAATTGTTTCAGTTACTATTTTTCTGCTAATTACTTTTCTTACAGGAGCTTGTATCATATCTATTACAGCACGAGTTTTTTTAATATTAATATGAGAAGGAATACGTTTTTTCTTCTGTTCTTCAGACATTTTATATATACAATTATATATAAAATATACCTTTAAATAATTGGGATTCAATTTTTTAATTAAAAATGACAATTTTAAAATGTTTGGCAAATTAGGCATATTACTAATTTTAATTACTGTAGGCTAAGCCGGCCATACCAGACATAATTCTTAATACGTTGTAGTTGGTGGCATAAATGTTGCATTTTCCAACAAATGTTTTAGTAAAATCAATATTAAGAGTAGCATTATCGATTCTGGACATATTGCAAGTACCAGATGGTTGGTGTTCTTCAGGGTTAAGGGCAAAAGAGAACATGTTAACACCATCGCAAGGGGTGTTGGTGTGGCATTGCCAAGGCATAACATAGTTGAAGTAGGCACCATCTCTCTTGGAAAATCTATCTTGACCGTTAAGTTGAAGAAGAACAGATGCAATAGGGTTAACTGATCTATCAAGGAAAGTACCATAGTTATCTAATTGTCTGACAACAACATCGGAAGTAGCAGCTCCATCACCAGCACTTGCTCTTGTTGAGTAACCACTATTAGTTACTAAATCAGAAATAGAAGTTGATACAAGGCTTAATGATAGAGGTGTTCCAAGAATGACAACATTATCAACATCTGTTCCAGTAATATTTAAAGAAACATCAGAAGCAAGAACACATCTGGCAGCAGTAATAGCTAGTCCTAATTCAGTTGTGTTTCCAGAACCATCAATTAAACCAGTTGATGCATCACGTCTACCCCATGCAAGAGCAGCTCTCTTGGTGGCAAGAACTTGAGTAGCATTCCAATCCTTAGGATTCCATGCAAGGTATTTAATAGGATTAGTGGTAGTGTTAACAAATTTATCTTGTTGAAGATTCCAGTAAAGGGCTTTGCAAGGATGGTTAAAGTTAAGTCTAAATTTAGAACTTAGAGAACTGACAGATTCAGAACCAGTGAATTGGACTTGTTCAATTAGGTATTCGTGAGAAGCTTGGGCAAATTTCTTTCTTTCTTCGGAATCAAGGTAAACATAGTCAACAAAAAGAGAGCATGAACCCATAGTAACAGTAGGAGAAGGAGTAGAACTAGCATTAATTCCACAAAGAAGTTGTTGAAGAGCTTGGAATTCAATTTCAATTCTGGTATCGTGGTATTGAGTAGCAATTAAAGGAAGAGCAAGACCATCATTTCTGCAGCAGAAAAAGTAAAGAGGAACATAAAGAATAGCTTCAGGGGTTCCAACACTTGATGCAGTAAGTGCAGCAGTGTTACCAATCATTTGATCATAACCTCTTTCGTGAGCGAATTTTCTGGCAAGTTCATACCAGACATTCATCCAATCACCATAGTGTTTATCAATTGGGGTACCTCCAATATTAAGTTCAACAGTTTTGATCATAGCATGTCCAACTTTAGGAGTCCATGAGTAACCAGCAGTAAGAGCAGGAAGAGTAACTTTTAAATACATCTTTGTAATAAGATCACCATTTCTTTGGATTTGACATACAACTTTCTTTCCAAAATCACCAGTACCATTGAATACTTGTTCAATTGATTCAACAGCAAAGTTAGTATGTCTTCTATATACGACCTTCCAGAAAGTAATTTGAGGGTTTCCAGTAAGGTAAACATCTTGAGCACCATATGCGACTAATTGCATTAAACCTCCAGCCATTTTATATATATAATATATTGTAGAAATTTTTTTTTGATAATTAAAACGCCAAATTATTTTTTAAAAAATTAATCTTATAATATTTTTTATATATTTTTATAATATATTATTTAAAGTTTAAAGATAAATTTTAACATATAAATACTGAATGTCTAATTTTAAAGAAAAAAATATTAAATATTCAACATTTTGTCAAAATGTTTTGAAAAAGTCTGCAATAATTCATGGTACCTTAGATGCGAAACATAATGAAATTATGAAAGAGTTTAACAAAAAGAAACAAAATTTACCAAAATTAAAACTAAAATTAGATATGCTAAAAGAAGATTTGGAAAGTGCAAACAATCCTGAAAATTATAAAAAAGAATTAATAATAAAAATAGAAGAATTAGAAAATTTAGATAATAAAAATAATAAAAAAAAAAATAAAAATAAAAATAATAATAATCAAATAGCAAATATTATAAATGTAAATTGCACACAAATAGATGAAAGTAACGATGTATTTCTTAATGTAAATGAAAATATTGAACAACTTAAAAATAACTTATTAATGTTAACAGATCAATTTCAAATTAATAAACTTAAAAATAATATTAATGATCAAATAAATGAATTAGAAGAAGAGATAATATCTATTGAAAATAATGAAGATGAATTAAATTATTTAAATGACACATCTGAAATTTTATTTAAATATTATGATACATCTGTTAAAGAAAAACAAAAAATAGATATGCCAAATGATTTACAAGATTTTTTTACAAAAATAAAAGAAAATAATAAATCAAATAATAATGATGATAAATATCATTTATTTAATAAATATATGAAAATAACAACAAATAGTGAACTTAAAAAACAATCAGTTATTAATTTGAAAATATGTAATAAATGTAATATTGAAAAAACATTACATTTACAAGAGGGTTATTTAACATGCACTTGTGGTGATTCAGAACCAATACAAATGGATTCTGATAAACCAAATTATAAAGATTCTATTATTGAAAACAAACCAAATGGTTATAAAAGAATGAATCATTTTTCAGAATTATTAAATCAATGTCAAGGAAAAGAATCTACAGATATACCTCAAGATATATTTCAAAAAATAATTAACGAATTAAATGTACTTAAAATAACTGATTTATCTAAACTAGATAATAAAATTATGAGAAAAATTTTAAAAAATTTAAATTTAAATTCATATTATGAACATATTCCCTATATTATCAATAAATTAAATGGTATTCCACCACCTACAATGTCTAGAGAGTTAGAAGAAAAAATAAGAGCAATGTTTAAAGAGGTTCAAGAACCATGGGTTGCCGGTAAAAAAACATCTAGAAAAAATTTTTTAAATAATAATTATGTTTTTCATAAAATATTTGAATTACTCGAAGAAGATAGTTTCTTGGAATATTTCCCTTATCTAAAATCAAGAGAAAAATTACAAGAGCATGATGATGAATGGAAAAAAATTTGTGGACATAATAAATGGCAGTTCATTCCTTCACTGTAGTTTATTCCTTCACTGTAGTTTATTCCTTCATAGTTTATTCCTTCATAGTTTATTTTTATTAATTATATATGAAGGTGCGTATTGATCAATTACTGCAAAAGTAGTTGAACCAATTAGACTAATAAAAAATGAATCTGAAATATTTATTTTTGATTTAGTTATAAATATTATAGATGAAAATATTACAAGTAATAAAATAATATATTTTATTAGTTTTTTTATAATATTCATATTAATATTTAAATAGAAAATAATTAAAATACTTAAAAATACTTTTATTATATTATTGTAATGACTGGAAGTCTTTTACAGATAGTTTCAACTGATATTAAAGATGCATTCTTAACAATTGATCCACAAATTACATTTTTTAAAATAGTTTATTTAAGACATACACCATTTTCAATCGATCTATTAGAAGAAACTTTTAATACAATCCCAAATTTTGGAGAAGATGGTATTTGTGAATTATCTAAATATGGTGATTTAATATCAAATATTTTTTTAAAAGTAGAATTACCAAATGTATCAAATATAGATAACACCATTGATAATGATAAAATAACACGACATATTGATGATAAAATAACATATGGTGGTTATACTTCAAAAACAGCAACTGAATTATTAGAAGAGTATGATAATTTAGTATCAAAATTTAAAATATTTTTAACTGCATCTATGTATTATTGGAGAGAATTAAATGAAAAATTAAAAAAACCAACAACAAATTATACACAAATAATAGATTATATTAATAATGCAATTAAATCGCAAACAAGTTTGCAACAAACATATAATGAAAATATATTTACTACAAAACAAATTTCTAACACTAGTTTAACTTTTAATTTTGATTTATTAAATTATATAAAAGATAATTTTGAGTCATATAAAAATTCAATATATAACTCTAGTGAAACAATAGAATATCAAAATGAAATTTTAATGTATTTATCTAACTATGTATTTTACCAAAATATATATTTAAAATATTTAATTGCAAATCAAAATTTATTTCAAAATATTATAAAGAAAGAAGCAGCATCTGATTATTGTTTTGCATGGGTTACTAAGATTGCTTTTGCTTTAATTAATTATATTAGTATTGAAATAGGTGGTCAAGAAATTGATCGTGTTACGTCTGAAATTTTAAATAATTGGTATGAATTATCAACATCTATAGAAAAAATAAATATATTAAATAAGATGATAGGTAATATAAACATTTTAACATCTTATGATAATGCTGAAAAACCATCATATAAATTATTTATACCAATACCATTTTGGTTTTGTAAATATAAATCACAAGCTTTACCATGTGTAGGATTAAGACATAATGATATTATTATTAAAATTAAATTTAATGAGTTATCTAAATGTTGTTATTTTGAGCCATATGAAAAAAAAGATAATTTATCATCTATAAATTTAGATGATATAATTAAAATAAAAAATGTCTCGCTATTAATAGAATATATACATTTGGGTGAAGATGAAAGGAAAAAATTTGGAAGCTTTAGAACAGAAATATTAATAGAACAACATAAAATTTTAGAATTTACAAATATAACTTCTGATTCATTATTGCCATTAGATTTTGTTAATCCTATTAGAGAATTAATTTGGACAATTCAAAAATCATCGTATATAAATGATTTAAATTTATGGAATGATTTTAATACAAATAATATTTTTAGAGCTATTATAAACACAAAAAAAGATGACAATATTATTATTAATCTTCAATCAGATTATTTTTTATCAGTAATAAATACAACAACTGATTATTCTGATGGATATGTTGAAATTTTTCATTCAAAATATTACAATGGAATATATAAAATTATAAGTGTAAAAAGTAATACTATTATAATAAATAATAGTCTATATATATATCCAGATAATATTAAAATTAAATTATTTAAAAAAAATATGTTAGTTGAAGAATATATTACAAATGAAACAATACAAATTTATGGAAATGATTTAGTTTCTAAAAGAGATTCATTATATTTTACAAATGTGCAGAGTTATCAAAAACATACAAATATACCAAAAAATATTCATAATTATTCTTTTTCTTTAAATACAGAATTATATCAACCAACAGGGACATTAAATTTTAGTATAATTGATAATAAAAATTTGTCTATTAATTTTGATACTGATGTATTATCACAAATAAATAGTAATAATGATAGTTTTATAATAAAAATAATAGCAAGATCTCATAATTTATTATGTATTGAAAATGGTATGGCAAAACTTCAATTTGGAATATAAAATTTATTATTTAAATAAATTTTATATATAAAGTTATCTTTATAATTTTATAGTAAATTAAAAAATGGCTGGAGGATTAATTCAATTAATGTCATATGGATATGCAGATAAAGTATTAATTTCCGATCCCGAAATTACCTTTTTTAAAGTAGTATACTATAAACATTCATTATTTACAATACAAGATCATGAACTTAATTCTGAGACCGATATAACTTTTGGAAATTCTACATTTTTTAAAATAAGAAATAATGGTGACTTATTTTTTAGTCCAATGTTAAAAATAGAATTACCAACAGTTAATATAAATTATGAAAAGACATTAGATGAGTATTTAATTGATTATAATAAAAATAAAATTATAAAGAATAATGAAATTAATTATAATTTATCAAAATTAAATGCAGTATTATATAATTATGATCCAATTAAATTTCCAATTTACATTGATAATAATTTAATTTTAAATACATATTATGATGTAATAAATTGTTTAGTTAAAGATAATAATTTTAGTCCTGTTTATGATTTATCATATAATAATTTAATTTTATTTAATAATATATCTACTAATAATTTTAATAAAAATTTAAGTAATTTAGTTTTATTTGGTGATACATCTACTAATAAAAATATATATTATTCTACATTTAATATTAACTATTTAACTACAATTTTAAATTCTAAAAATTATTCAAATAATAATATTAATACTTCTGATGATTTTTTTAATAATTTTAAAACAAAATTATTTAATTTTATTACTACTAATGATGAATTTAAACTTTTATATTCTATTATAAAAAATCCAGATATTCTTAACTCTAATTTTAACAGTAAAAATATAACAAGCCTAATAACAACACAAGTAGATTATAAATTAGATTATTATTATACAAATATGAATATACTATATATTTATGAAAATAATAATATAACAGAAACAAAAAAATTAAAATC